CTCCTTCTTCTACATTATTTAAATAAATAGAAAAAACAAAAGCACGTGGTTCATTAGCATGACCTTTTCCATGTTCAATATGCCAAACATGATATCCCTCAGTCGGTAAAGTTTTTTGAATTTTTAAACCAGTGTAAAAAAATTGTTGTCCGTAAGCATCTTTAGCACCTGTATGTTTACAATAGTGATTCCATGCTAAATCAAAATTCAAAATCATCGGTTTTAAAAATTCCCACCACACATCTATATTGTTTGGCCCTGCATAAAATTGTTGATCTTGTTTATTTAATATAGATGCTTTTTCTCCATCTATTCTATTAAGAGTATTATTAAATTTATTTTGTTGTTCATATATTTGAATGGCTTTATTACATTCTTCTTTTGTAACGTAGTTATCATATACACCGATAAAATTGTTTATATTAACTGTTTTCTCTATCATGTTTAATTTTTTCCTTTATTTTTTTACTGTATTTAAAATGATTTTTTTGTGCAATATTAAATATTAAACTATATCTATTACTATCTTCTTGGTATAAATCAAAACCATGTAGTATTTCTGGTGGAAATATGTAGTAGTCTCCAGGTTCAGGACTTATTTTTAAATTTAACTCAGGAATTATTAAATCACATCCTTTTGTAAGATATAATATACCATGATGACATGTATGAGCATGATAGTTTAAACTATCTCCTTTTTTTATTTCATTACCCCAAGCATCTTGAATAGTGTTTTTTTCTAAAAAATGTTTAAATAAAAATTCGTGCGTGGTTTGATGTTTATTTATTAAATAAGTTATAAAATTTACAAAATCAGGTTTATCAATAAAATAATTCCAATCTGTCATACCACCTTTTACGTTTGTGTAGTTAGCCATATTAGGGTTTAAATTAGATTTAATTAACATAATAAAATTATGTATAATTTCTGGATACGGATAATTACCAAATATAATATTTACAGTTCTAGGATAAGTAATAGTTAAACTATTTTTATTTTCATTTAATTTATTATTTTTTGTAAGTAAACTTATCATTTTAATTTATTTCTATATTACCTGATATAGATATTCTTTCTCCTTCAGACCGAAAGATATTTACATAATGATTTAAACACGCAGGAAAAATAAATAATTCTCCAACTGATGGAAAGAAAGTATGTTGATTAATTAAATCCTTTCGGTTTGTTAAATTGTATATAAAATTTATAGTTCCAGGTTTTGTGTTACCGACATGATTTTCATACTCTTTTATTAAATTTTTTGGAATTTTTGTATATATTACAAATGATAAATCATGATCATGTGTATGTATTGGATTAGATTCACCTTTGACCATATAATTTACCCACGAGGATTTAAGTTCTATTTTATTTCCTAAAGTTCTATCATAATGATCAAATAAAGCTTTAATATAACTATTTATATATGGAAAAATAATTGTAAACATTTTTTTTCGATCTATGTAGTACTCATGTTTTATTATTCCTGCTAACCTTTTCCTACAATCTTCAGATTTTTTCTTACTACATAAATTTTTTATTGAATGTATTTCTTCTTTTGTTAGAGTTGTTTTATATAAAAAAGGACCCCAATGAAAAAAGTCATAATTTATTATTTTATTTTTCATTACTTAATATAATTTTCTTTGATCCATTTCTTGTCAGACTCATCTAATTTTAAATATCTAATTCTACCATTGATATGTTGTTTCGTATCATGTCCACAATTAGTACATCTATAAAAATCTGAAACAATTGCAACTAAGATAGCATCTTCTTCACACTCTTCACATTTACCATGTACCGTATCTATTTTTTGAAAAAATTTTACTGATTTTTTATCTATATAACTCATGGTGTATACAAATAGTTTATCTGACTATTTTGTAAAGTCAATATAGCATCATCAAACGTTTCAACTATTGGATAACCTTTTAAATTAAAGGATGTATTAAGTAATATAGGTACACTTGTTTTTTGATAAAATAAATTTATTAAATCATAGTAATTAGGGTTTTGTTCACGTTTTAAAGTTTGAAATCTACAAGTATTATCAGCATGAACACATGCTGGCACCTCATCAATCGCTTTTTGTTTTGCATCAATTGCAAAAGACATATTGGGTGATTCGTCTAGAGTATACATATTTAAATAATCATGCCTGTGTTCATATAATATAGTTGCTGCAGTTGGCCTCCACCATTGTCTACCTTTTATTTTATTTACTATTTTTTTTGCATCTTTATTTCTTGGATCAAATAATATAGAGCGATTACCTAACGCACGTGCTCCCCATTCAGAGTGTCCTTGAAATATAGCAACCACTTGTTGATCTAATATTTTTTCTATTGCTTCTTCTTTATTGTAAATTATTTTCATAATAATAAGCAGCTCCTACTGCCATTCCTCCATCATAAGGTATTGGATCAACGAAAAAATTTAATTCAGGGAAATGTTTTACGAGTTTAAAATTATTTGCACAATTTAAATGATATCCTCCTGATAATATAATATTTTTACAATCACTGTAAGTTTTTGCTCTTTCTATTAATTCTATTTTTTCCCGTAAAGTTTCTTCTTGTGCTTTATTTGCTATTTCTAAAACATTTTTATCTAAATTTGTGTTTTTATTTTTATATGCAGCCAAACCCATTAGTTGTCCTTCTTCACCAGATTTAAATCCTGCCTTTTTTGTGTATAAATAATATTTATGACCACCAAATATTGCGTTAGTTAAAGTTAGGTCAAAGTCGTAATCTGTAATATTTTTTTCTATAATTTTTTCGTTATCATTAAAATAATAAGAAGAATCATTACTTGCTTTTTGATAAAATTTTTTAATTTGTTTTTTATTTACTGTAAAAATTGATTGAATTACTTGAAAACTTTGTTGATGAATTCTTTCGCCCCCACCATCTGTTATAACAGCAATAGCTTCTTTAAATTTACTAAAATAATAACCTGAAGCAGCGTGTAATATGTGATGATTTTTTATATCAAAATAATAATCTTTATAATTTATTTGTTTTAAAAAATGTTTAATTATAGGCACTTCAATTTGTAAATGACCTCTGTCGAGAGATGCAAAATAAACTTTATCAAAAGTAATATTTTTAAATTTTTCTAAAACTTTATATTTATAAGTATAGTTACTCTCTTCATTATCTTCAGGGCGAAAATTTTTTATTTTATTAAATCTTTCTTCTTCATAATATTCTTTTAAAATATTATCTTCAAAATAAGCAAATGAAACATTATGTGAAATGTTTACTCCCAATATTTTTCTCATTCTTTCTTTCTATTATACTAAATCTTTCGCCTTTCCTATTACTGGTTTGTATTTAGTCTTACCTTCTGATTTATACGCCCACAAAAATTGTTTTCTAGGTTGATCAGGTGTGTAGCTGCAATGGATCCACCCCGAGTTAGGTTCTCCAGGCGTGTAGAATTCTAAAATCAATTGGTCATATGGAAGGTTCTTATGAATCCAATCAGCTAATTCAGCATTATCAGTTCCAATACATTCGAAGTCTGCGGCCTCAGCTTTTGCATGTTGGCTGTTGATTGAGCTACCTATTTTTAGACACAGCTGCTCTGAACGGAATCCTGACGTTACCTTAACTCTGCCAAAATGGTCACGTACTGGCTGTAAAATATTTTCGCAAAGTGCTTTTAGTTTTTCTATTTGACCTGAGTTTGGATTGTTATTGATATCCAACCTGATAGCAGTATCAGATTTGATAAGCTCTTGAAGAGAAAAATTTCTTGATAATTCCATTATTGACAGCTTAAACACTCATCACTGTCATTGTCAAGATCAGCTAGAGCTTCTTCCTTACAGTCTTGGCTACAAAACATATCTAATTCGTCTTTAGCCTCAAACTCTTTTTTACATTGTTTACAATTTTTTATCATTTTATAATTTTTTTAATTGCTTTTGAACCATCAATGTTTTCTTCTAGTTCTGCTTCTACCTTCCCACATTTGTATTCGATATTATCATTTGCTGAACGTTCTGCAACACGTTTTCCTTTTAAACAATCTGACATTGCAGGCTGTATTCTATGTTCTGTAAGTTCACCTGCAACAAACATACAAAGTGCGACAACGCTACTGATGACCGTTTCCATTTTGTCTTACCTTATCTTTTAATTCTTCTACATCATTTAACGCTTTTTCTAATTGCGTTTTTAAAAATTCTATATTAACTTTGTTCGTCATATTCTGTTCTTGATTTGTAATTAATTTTTCTACATCTTCAAACAAAGCTTCTATTAACATAAATTGTTCTTGATCTGTTGGTTTTTGTTCTGACTTTTTAAGTAAATCTGCATTAAATAATTCTCTTGATGTTTCTAATGATGTTAGTCTAGCTGTCACCTCGGTATAAGCGAACACGCCCATTGCGACGAGCACGATCAGGCTAGCTACCGTTTTCATCGGCATCTGTACTCTTGCCTCGTCTCCGATGTTTAATGGTTTATTGGACACTAGGTCCTCCACATAAAGCCAATCCAACTAACATTACTATTAATAAACCTGTTACATAATAGTTCATCCTTTGGCACTCCATAATTATCTAGTCCAAAAAAATATTCTTCTCCACCAACTTACTTTTTTAGTTGGTTGAGTAACACACTGACATTTCTTTTTTTCAAATTTACATTCTTTACATATGTTTAAACTCATTTTTTCTCCTCAATATCATAAAACATTTTATCAGAATCTTCTGTTACCCAATCAGATCCTTCACAGTCCCAGTACGTAGTTTGTACGCTATAGTCCGGCCAATCATTATCTGTTGTGTAACTGTTCACATGCCAAATGATTCTATTGTTTGGCTGCGCTGCATAATTACCGTTTTTCAACGCTAATATGTGTGCACACTTGTGCTCTTGCGGAATTTCAGAATGTTCCGTGTTTAGTATATTAGTCTCTGGATGAGCCCAGTCAATAGTAAATAAGTATTGACCTTCGTAAAATTTTTTATCTTTACCTAAATACTTACCATCTATACCAGCCAACCAATCAAAACAATGGACACTAGGATAATAACTAAAGCAGTTCCACAGTTCGAGTTGATCCACTCGCATATCAGGCACGTCTTTTCTTTCAAATTCTTTTTGAAAGAATGCTGAGATAGGTAGTCTATAAAAGACCGCACCATTTGGTAGCATGCAATGAAATAAGATTGCACGACCTGAAATAGAGCTAAGACCAAAGATAACACAGTCACTAGACTGTCCTTTATTTTTTTTAAGATCATAGAGATACTCCCTTCTTATTTTACAATAAATCGGCGGTATGTTAGCATTTAAATAAGCCATAGTACATTACTTTATTTCTCCCCAATTAGGACCGGATTCGTAGTCTACTTTATTTGGTACTTCTAAGTCAACTGCATTTTCCATAATGCTTTTTATTTTCTTAGCTTGTTCTTCTGACTCGATAGAAAAGTCTAACTCATCATGTATTTGTATATGTGAAAGATATCCGTTTTTATACAAATCAACCATTGCTTTTTTTGTCATATCTGCAGCTGATCCTTGAATTAATTTGTTTAATGCTTTGTATGTAAAAGCTCTACGCGTTGGATTCTTATACCAATAATTTTTCTTTGGCTTACCATCTTTGTCTTTAATAATATTACCCTCAAAATCTTTTAACACTGGTCCCATATCTTGTAGTTCTTTCATACGTTCTTCATCTTCTGCAGGTATATATTTACCCCAATCACTACCATTTAATATTGGTTCATACTTAGGAAATCTACAACGTCTACCAAGTAATGTTTTTATTTGACCTTTGTTCAATGCTGCATTCATAACTTTATTCATTAACTGTTTTACGAAAGGTGCTCTACCATGATATTTTTTAAATAACTCATCAGCTTTATCTTTTGTTAAATCTAATTCATTCATTAGTTTTGCTTTACCCATTCCATAAAACAAACCAAGATTAATTGTTTTAGCTTGTGATCTAGGTATCTCTGCCATCTCAGCTACAATTTTGTGAAAGTCTGTTGACGGATCATTTTCATATGAATCTGCAATATCATTTACAGAAGGTAGTTCAAACTTTAAAGAGTAATGTGCAACAAGTCTTGGTTCCTGTTGCGAGTAGTCAAACGTACCCCACTTGCAACCTTCCTCAGGTATAAATAAGGATCTTATCAATGGTCCTGTATCTGGATCTCTTGCTGGAATTTGCTGTAGGTTTGGATTAGAATAACTAAATCTACCGGTAACTGTACCTCCATCATCAGATCTAATTTGATTAATGTCTGCGTGTATTCTACCTTTATGTTCGTGTTTAATTATTGAATCAATAAATGTAGTTCTAACCTTGTTTATTTTTCTAGCTTCTGCTATCATCTTAACTAGAGGATGTTCATGATTAGAAAGAAAACCTTTTGTAAAAGATGGTTCACCAGTAGGAGTTTGACTGTATGTTAATTTCAATTTATCAAAAAGTGGTGCAATACTTCTTGCAGCCATTAATTGAACTTCTACTCCTGTTTCTTTTTTTATTTTGTGTATTAAGTTTTCTTCTTTTGCTGCCAATTCTGTTTTCAATTGATTGGCTCTGGACACGTCTACCCGGACGCCTAGGAAACGCATATCAACTAAACAAGGAAACAAATCACTTTCAAGATTAAATATATCTTGAAGATCATCTTCAACAATTTGTTTTTTAAATTTCTGCCATAACTCTAAAGTTAGTTCAGCATCTTTCTCTGCATAGTGTCCAACATCCATTGCAGGCATTTTCCACATATCTGCTTTTGGATCTAAACCTCTTGCTTTAGCTGCTTGTATTAATCTTGCTTCACTCTTACCTTTATTCAACCATGTCCATGCACATGAGTTTAAAGTAAATTGAAATCTATTTTCATCAATCAATGATGCTGCAATCATAGTATCTATGATTCTACCATTAATATTAAAACCTAATTGTCCTCTAATCCAACATACGTCGTACATTGCATTGTGAAATACTTTATCTGCTGAAGACTCACATACATCTTTAAACCAAGATAAAACTTTTTTACGATCCATGTTTGGACCACTACCATGAGCTATTGGAAAATAACCAGACCATCCTTCAACAGCAACAGCTATACCTACAATTTCTCCATTACCAATAATTGCACCTGAACCTTTTGATTTTAAATCTGGATCTCTTGTTTCTAAGTCAATACCTATTTCAGGATAATCTCTTAGATCAGGAAATTCATCAGGTTGTAACCATTCTGTTTCTGGAACTATCATATTAAATCAAATAAATAGATTGTTAAAATACATAAACACATTAATTCGGTGTAAACATTCATTTCTTTTTACCCATGTCTTTCATCTTTTTAATTTCTAATTCACAATAATGAATTACTTTTTCTAAATCTTGTATACCGTTTTTATTTTTATAACGACATACATACTTTATAACGTTCCCTTGAAAAAAGGAAAGGTCATTTTTAGAAATAAATTCATAAGGTTGAATGTAAAAGTCTTTGTAGTGATTCCCACCTATCTGCTTATCTTGTGGAAATGCGTTTTCAAATATACCTT